TCGACCTGGCATCTAACAAGATCATGTGTCTCCAGTCTATCCTTGAAGGCAAGGGTGTTTACCTGAAGAAGACTGGTCGCACTGTGCATCCTGCTGCTGGTTTCAACATCATTGCTACTGCCAACACCAAGGGCAAGGGCAGTGATGATGGTCGCTTCATTGGCACCAACGTTCTTAACGAAGCATTCCTTGAGCGTTTTGCCCTGACCTTCGAGCAGGAGTATCCCACTCCTAAGGTTGAGACCAAGATTCTTGAGCGCCTGTGCAGCAAGGTTGGGGTGACAGATGAAGAGTTCTGTGCTAAACTTGCAGACTGGGCAGATGTCATCCGTAAAACTTTTAACGACGGTGGCATCGATGAGGTAATCTCTACCCGTCGCTTGTCTCACATCATCCGTGCTTATGCAATCTTTGGTGATCGCCTCAAGGCAATCAAGGTTTGCACCAATCGCTTTGACGAAGAGACCAAGCAATCTTTTATTGAACTTTATGGCAAACTTGACGCAGACGTTGACACCGAATCCAACGATGACTGAAGATAAATTCCACGGTTACATCGGACACGTCGCAATCCTCAAAGATTGCGACTACAAGTCTGGAAAGATCCTTGGTGGTGAAGGTTTTATCCTCACCATGCAATCAATTGACGGCACGGTCTTTGAGTGCTATCATAATAACATTGAATACATCTGGAGCAAATGAACAAATATAATGAAGACGCTCTCCTGCAAGAGCTACGTGATTACATTTCTGGAACTTACAAACAGCACTATTCTTCTGGCAATGACAGCATTCAAACGTTAGATTTGATTGAAGCATGTGGAGATGCTGAAGCATTTTGTCGCTGCAACATCTTGAAGTATGCTTCTCGCTACGATAAGAAAGGCACTGCACGACGTGACATCATCAAGATCCTTCACTATGCACTGCTGCTTCTTCACTTTAATGACACAAATGCTCAACGTGAAACCTATCCCCAATGAATAAAGTTATTCTTTCTGACAGCACACTTCAAGTTCTCAAGAACTATTCAACTATCAACAGTTCTATCCTTATTCGAGAAGGCAGCGAACTCAAGACCATCAGTGTGGGGGAGAATGCAATTGCCCAATACACTTGCGGAGAAAGCTTTCCTCAGACGTTTGGCATCTATGATCTGAATCAGTTTCTTGCTGGTCTGTCACTGTTTGAGAGTCCGACTCTTGAGTTTGACAATCCCAGTTATGTAAACATTCGTGGTCGTGGACGTTCTGCAAAATATTATTTCTCCGATCCTGAGATCACTCTAAAGTCTGCTCCCAACAAAGACGTTAAGTTTCCTGGTGCCGACATTAAGTTTAATTTGACTCAAGAAGATTTGAGTGGTCTGCAGAAAGCAGCAAACATCTACAGTCTTCCCGATCTAGTCTTCCGTTCGGAAAGTGGTGAGATCTCTCTTGATCTTCGTGACAGTGAGAACGACACCAGCAATGCATACTCTCAGACTGTGGTAGGAGATACCACTGGCGATTATGAATTGACAATCAAGGTTGAAAACATTCGCCTTCACCCTGGTGACTATTCAGTTAAGGTGTCCAAGCATCTGATTTCTGAATGGAAGCATCAGAACCTTGATCTTACTTATTATATTGCACTCGAACCTTGATGAAAAAATTCCTTTGGGTAGAACAGTATCGTCCTCAAAAGATCGACGATTGTATTCTGCCTGCTAATATCAAAAAAGCATTCAAAGGTTTTGTTGAAAAAGGAGAGATCCCCAATCTTCTCCTTACTGGCACCGCTGGTGTTGGTAAGACCACCATCGCCAAAGCAGTCTGTGATGAGATCGGTGCGTCCTATATTGTGATCAATGGTTCCGACGAGGGACGCTTCTTGGACACCGTTCGCAACCGTGTCCGTCAGTTTGCTACGACTGTCTCACTGACCTCTGGAGCGCCCCACAAGGTCGTTATCATCGATGAGGCAGACAACACCACTGCTGACGTGCAACTGTCCCTCAGAACCGCCGTAGAGGAGTTCCACAACAACTGCCGATTCATCTTCACCTGCAACTTCCAGAACAAGATCATTGAACCGCTGCACTCCCGTTGCACGGTCGTTGACTTCCGAATCCAGAAGGAGCAACAGCAGCAACTCCAAGGACAGTTCTTCCTTCGTCTGAAGACTATCTTGGATGACAACAAAGTTGAGTATCAGGACAAGGTGATTGTCAAACTGATCCAACGTTACTATCCCGACTGGCGTCGTCTTATCAATGAAGCACAACGTCATGCCGCAACTGGTAAAATTGACACTGATATTCTTTGTGATATTGCTGATGTCAATCTGTCTCAGTTGATGAACTCCCTGAAGAACAAAGAGTTCTCCACAGTTCGTAAGTGGGTTGTGGAAAACATTGATAATGATCCAAACATTATCATGCGTAAGATTTATGATACTCTTTACGAGAATATTAAATCTAAATACATTCCAGAAGTAGTTCTGATCCTTGCTAAGTATCAGTATCAGATTGCTTTTGTTGCTGACCAGGAGATCAACCTGTTGGCATGTCTTACTGAAATTATGATGAGTTGTGAATTCAAATGAACGTTCCCACACAAGAAGAACTAATCCACCTGAAGATTCAGGCAGCAATGCGAGAGAACATGTTCGAAGAAGATCAGATGAAATACTTGGGTGAACGTGCTGGTCACCACTGGTATCTGGTTGCTGGAGAGCATGAAGTTTCTGCAGCACAGATTGAAGACTTTGATATGGTAGATGATGGAGAGAGTTAAGACCACGCCAGAGAATGTGGCAGAAGCAAACGAGGGTTTGTTTCGTGCTACAATGAACCTACCTGCTGCTGCCGCTCACTGCGGTATGACGCACAAAGAAATGAAACTGACCTTTTGGGAATACCTTAAATATCATGATCCAGACTTTGAAATCCCTGAAAACACCATTGCGCTATCCTGGGGGCAAGAGTCGTGCCCTGAGTAAACTTTTCCAATACATTCCTGACCTCAAAGACTACACTGAGTATCGTGAACCCTTTCTGGGTGGCGGTTCTGTGGCACTTGAAGTGTCTAAGCGTTATCCTCATTTGAATATCTGGGTCAACGATCTTTACGAACCACTCTATAACTTCTGGCGAGAACTTCAGGATCATGGACAAGCACTTAGAGACGAACTGGTCCAGCTCAAATACAGACATATCGATCCTGGATCTGCCAGAACTTTGTTTGATAGTGCGAAAGAATATCTTTCAAGACCTTTGGAAGACACTAAAGATTTCCACCGTGCTGTTTCCTTTTATGTGGTTAACAAGTGTTCTTTCTCTGGTCTTACAGAGTCCTCCTCATTCTCACCTCAAGCAAGTGACAGCAACTTCTCAATGGCAGGGATCGACAGATTGCCCGAGTATCAAAAACTGATTGCCAATTGGAAGATTACTAATCTTTCATACGAGCATTTGCTTACCGATGACAAAGCAGTATTTACTTATCTTGATCCTCCTTATGACATTAAGGACAACCTCTATGGGCGCAAGGGATCAATGCACAAAGGATTCAATCACGATACTTTTGCTGTTGATTGCGATTGTTTTGTTGGTCCTCAACTGATCTCTTACAACAGCAGCAACCTCGTCCGAGAACGCTTTGAGGGGTGGACAGTTGGAGAATTTGCACATACCTACACCATGCGGTCGGTCGGATCGTATACAATAGATCAAGCACAACGCAAGGAGCTCGTCCTTTTCAACTATGAAAATTAAAGTTCAACTCTATGTTGCTGGTCGTCTTTTTGACGAAATTGTAGAAGCAAGAAACTATCAGGATGCCCGTCAAACTGCTCTTGCTCGTAACCCTACTGCTAAAGTAGTTCATGTTACTGCCGTATTCAAATGAAACACTTTCGTATAATGTGGAGACTGTGGTGTAAGGCGCTAGGAGAGAAAGCGTCTTCTAATGATAGAGAATCAGATAAGGTTGCAGTTATTCGCACCCTTATTTTTTTATCATATATGATTACTAATATTGCTATTGTTGCCAACG